CAAACTCCATCGTTTCGTAGCGATAATCTTTTTTGTAATACCTTTTAATTATGCCCGTTTTCGCAATGAGAGCATCATGCACCACCGAAGCTAAAATACGCTGACCGTCATTTTGTCTATAAAAGTTATAATTTACCCACGCGGTAGCCATGCGTGCGCCCATTACATCTTCGGGGGTTTGCGCGTCAAAGCGGCAGATGTTCTTGTCTGCACTGAAGGTTTCTAGCAGCAGAGCCTTGACCCCCTCTACCGCATCGAACACATCCATCGAAACGTGCTGGCTTCGCCCACGGATCTCGTTACCCATAGGCTCACCATAGTAATATCTATGGCCTTTATCTCTTTGATCCCCAACTTCGCTGTTAGCGTAAGTGTCTGCGGAGTCAATGTTCTGCTCAAGTGTACTAAGCAGTTCGTCTTCATCAATAGTCGTAATCATGGCTGGTGTAAGCTCCTGTTCTTGTTCCTACGTTTTCCCTTTCTGCGCGGTTTTGACCAAAACGAGTCACGCTGATTGCCGAATAGCGTGTTGCGTCCATAAGGTCATCAAATTCTTTATGGATTTTGCCTTTTTTGCGGTGATACCTTCTAAATTCTTCAAACCAAGGGTTTAAATTATTAAAAACCTTCAATCTTCCTGTGCGAAACCGCTCTAACATTTCCATCAAGGCGGGTTCGACGTAGTTTGTGCCGTCTGGGTTAGTGAATTTGCCGATCATCAGCACCCCAGCCTCTAAATACATCTCAGCCAAGGTCTTGCCACTGCCTTTTTCTGTGGAATCGCCGTCATGGGGGTAAATGACGGGAATGTCCTTGCCTCTGGACTTAATTACCGCTGCGTGTATAGCCGGAACTTCGTCAGCCTTCTTATAAACGTCGTAAACGTAGATCGTGTCCGTGTCCGCGTTGTACGCAGTCCACACAACGGTGGTGGGGTGAGTGATACCAAAGTCAATCGCAGCCAGTTTTTTATAGTGAGGCGGTATCTCAAACGGTTCGCACTTCACAGCCTCTTCCGCTATCGGGAACACCATGCCTTCGCCCAATACAGGTATACCCTTTGACCGCATATCCCGCTGATACTCAGGTATTGCAGCCAGTAACTGCTCCTTTGTGTCCTTATCTAAGTGCTTTGCATCTTCCCATGTGGCGTTTGCCAGATGCTGCCCCTTAGCACGGTTGTCCATAAACTGGGACACCAACTCAGTCACACCATTCTCTGGCGTGAACGTCATCACCACATATCCACCCTTGCCATCGTTGCCAGTGGCTGTGCGGGTTAAACACTGTGGGTAGATGGTGGGGTCAACAGGTTCTTCGTCAATCCAGATAAAGTCTTGAGAGCTTCCCATTAGAACGTGTTGGCCCTGCGTGTAAGACTTAAAACTTACCGTGCTGGTGTTTCCATTTATGTGCCTAACTGCCACATCGCGCGGTAGTCGGGGCGTTCCCATTGCGGGTGTGACTTGATAAACAAGTTTTTGTTGGATCAATCCAGCGCCGTCAAAACGCCCATCACCAAGGTAGGCACCAAATAGTTCTCGCACAACAACATCTCTTAACTGCTCACCACTAACTCCCAGGCACCATAGGCTTACTGGTCTATTGAACTCAACGCCTTCCCACCATTCTGGGTATATGCCTGTAAGGTGAAAAGATACTTCTAAAGCCATAGACGCAGTTTTGCCGACACGGTTTGCAGCCATGAGCAATCTTTGTTTGTTATTTTTACCGGCTTTATAGAATGCAGCTTGCCACGGGTATGGTTTGAAAAAACTCATACGATTTTCGCGTCTGTGCTGTTTTACCAGTTCAATCGCTTTTGCCAACTCTTCCGCTTTTTCTTGCTGGGCCTCTGTTAATACGGGAGTCCCTTTTTGCGAAGCCTCTTTTTGCGAAGTCACTTCTGCCATAAAAACGCCCCAAGTATGTATCTCGATATATCCCCATACACGGCATATAGGGGGAGTCCCAGATTTGCGAAGCCGTTTCTAACGATTCTTGTCTGCCTCATACCCCTACCCCATGTCGCCATTGCGCCGATAGCTGTACCAGCCGCCCCGCCAGCCCCTACCCTATATGGCGTTGCGGTTGATGCCGCATCCGACACAACCTCATAGGCTTGCAGGATCAACCCCAGCATCAATGAGCGTCTGCATCGCACGCTGTACGTTGTGGTCGTGGTCGTGGCTAATATGACCTGATACGTCATGTTCTTGTCGGTCGCTCCAATTCTGTCGGTCACGGTTCTTAAGATAAAACGTAGCCGCTGCCACGTTCGGACGGGAGGGGTCGGTCGCGGCCTGATACAGCGAATTAGTGACGGCTTTGATGCCAGCGGCGCGTCCCTCTTTTATGGCGCACCCAAAACCATCAGGATCATCACGCTTTCGTCTATCGATGGTTGACGGGCTAACGCCCAAAGATTCCGCTATTTGAATCTCAGACAAACCTTGCGCGGCAAGCTGTCTAACTTCATTGACATCGATTTCAACGGGTAATCTCGCCATTTTTTGACCTTTAATGTTCATAATGAGGTCAAATATACCACTTAGAAACCCATCTAACATACTGAAAAACATAGCAAATTAATCTAATTACAACTATTAAATACTTACGCTTTACAAATCAACTGCAAGTTGATATTGTTGGCCCCGTCAATAACAAAACAAGGTAGTGAATAAATGACTAAATCAATAAAAGTGACAATCAAAACGGTCTACGGGGTCGAGACTGTCTATCCAGTTTGCAATGACGCGCACACCTTTGCGCAAATCGCAGGAACCAAAACGCTCACACTTGAAACGATCAGCAATGTGAAGCGTCTGGGTTACAGCGTGGCCTTGCAAAACCAATCGAAGCTTGCACAAGCATTGGGGGCGTAATGATGGAACTGCAAACAATTTATATCGCTGGTGAAGCCGTTCAGATCGGCACTCGTTGGGAAGTCTGCCCACGCTGTAACGGTGAAGGTCACCACGGCAACCCCGCATTTGATGGAGCTTCTGTAAGTGATTTTGATGAAGAATTTCTAGACGGCTATTTTTCTGGAGATTACGACGTTAAATGCTCCGATTGCAGTGGCAGGACTACCGTCAAAGTAGACGACCTTTCGTCGTTAACCCCAGAGCAAGCACAAAACTACGCGGAGCAAAAACATCAAGAAGCCTACGACAGGCATACGGCTTACCTCAACTACCGCGCAGAAATGGGCCTTGGCTGCTAGTTCTAACTGACGAGCGTTGGTTGGTGACCAACCGAAACGCCTTCGGGCGTATTAGAAAACCAAACAAAAAGGAATATTCAATGATCGTTGACACAATAAATAGCGCGTCTCAATTCAGAGACAAATTTCACGAAATGGGCCGCGACAATAATTTTAGCTATGAGGGTTTAGGTGCTTTGTTTGAGTGGCTTGATGACCTGAGCGACTCAATAGGCGAACCAATCGAGTTGGACGTTGTCGGGATCTGTTGTGAATTCTCCGAATACGCCAGCGTCGAGGAATGCTGTGAACAGTACGATAGCGAGCAGTTTTTCACGCTAGAAGATTTGACAGACCACACCGTGGTAATTCCGTTGCCTTGTGGCGGCGTAGTAATACAGGATTTTTAAACCCAACAAAGGAAAAAACAATGAACGACAACCGACAAAAATATATCGACAAGGTGCGCAAGCTTCTTAGCATGGCGCAACATAACGCCAGCAATGAGAACGAGGCGGCAACGGCTCTGCGACAAGCAGAGTCTTTAATGAGAAGGTATGACATCGCACACTCCGAATTAGAGGCCAGCAAGCTTAGGGCCGGTGACATGATGCGCGGCGATACCGAAGAAAACCGGAACAGTAAATGGGTTTGGTTTTTAGCTTGGGCTGCGGCAAATGTCACCGACACCAAGCCGACGAAACAAAAGGGGCATATCCAATTCGCAGGGGTGACCGAAGATGTACAAGTTGCGCTGATGTTTTTTGATTACCTCACCAACGTAGTGGAGCGATTAGCTAAACAATATGAAGGCACCCGATCTCAGCGTAACGCTTTCAAGATGGGCGCGGTAATGGCGATAGGCCAATCCGCTAGAAAGATTCAGCGAGAAAGGCGCGAAGCATTCGCAAAAGCGAACACAACCGGCACCGATCTCGTTGAGGTCAAAGGCGCTCTAATAGAAAAAACCTTTGGCCTTCGTTACGCCAAAGCGCGGTCTTTCAACGTGTCGAGCATGAGCAGCTATAACGCCGGTCTAGCGGCTGGCGCAAGGGTCTCGCTCGCCGGACAAGTTGGCAGCACTCAACGCGCCAAAATTCGATAGCTGAAGCGGTAGCGTCGAGCGCACCGCCGAGGTGGTGCGTTCCGCGATGCCGTTTGAGCATCAACAGATAAAAAGGTGAAAAAATGAAAAAAGTGATACCCTCAGTCTTTAAGACTTTAACCAAAACAATGATTGAAAAAGGTAACCCCGATTGTTGGGCAGAACTAGCAACGTTCGCCCGTTTGTTCGGTGTCGATTTTGACGCGCTAGAAAACGGGCAACGTGTAGAGGTGCCGCTGGCATTTACCGATGGAAGTGTAAGCGTTATCCGCTTTTATAGGGTTACCGGCAAAGGTGGGCGACAAGACAAACGCTACAACATCCCCGCCGCAGATCTTCGCGCACAGGCCAGCGTAGGCGATACCATCGCTTTCACGTTTAAAATCGACAGCGAAGGTCGAGCTATGATTTGTGCTAATGTCACCCGTCAACCTGAACTGTCGAGCCTCGCCAGCGATGACCTCGATGTCACCGCTCTGGGGGTGCAGCCATGAACCTAACAGCAGGAACAAAAATCAGACTGAAAGAGCAAGTTTTTGAGGGATACCCGCGCTCTCGTCTCGCAGGACAGCGGGAGATTGTTGGGACTATCACGAAGGAAAGCTATGGAGCGAAGCGGGGTCAGCATACCTTCACGATTCAAGTGGAGAGTGCTGACGGCTACAAAGCGCCGGAAATCGGCAAGAAAATACTCCGAAAAGGTCGGAATGTTTACGGCAAGTGTCAGGTGCTGAGCTACCCAGATAACCACGCTGAACTAGCAGCCGAAAAAGCAGCGCGGGCCTCGTCCGCCAAAGACAAAAAGCACTGGCTTTGGATTGATGAGGTGCTGGGCTATGAGCGTGATCTAGACATCGTTTATCGAATCCCCTTGGATTGGTTTGCAGAAAATCCACGGGCGCAAGAAATGCTCGATGACGTTGTCGACTTCAACGATTTGTTCGTAAATAAACAGGGGATGTTTTAATGAACGAAAAACAAATAAAAAGAATTACAGCACTCGATGTCAATTGGGAGGCGCAATTGTGAAAATATCTCTAGACCTTGATAACGACGAAATAAAACAGTTAACGCATACCTACCAAAAAAGCTTTTTGCACTGCCAGCCTGATCGATTCGAGATGATAAGGACGGTGATCCATGGCGTGAACAAATCAACGCCGCACAGCGTGAGCGAGGTAGACCCTAACGGCGATGGATGGCTTGCGTGGATAGACGGCG